TCCAGTAAGCACATCAATTGCACCCTTGACGCTCATGGCTTTTCCAGCTGTCTTGAAGTAGTCTCTAAATCCTCCAATTGCATCTGCCATAAAACCACCAGCAGCCTCAAGTTGCTCATCCCAAGTGGCACTTGGACGAATTACACCATCCTTCCACAAGACCTCAAACGCATCAAGGTTGGTTTCGTTCTCAAGGTCACGCTCGGACATTGAATACGCCTGACCCTTTTTGGTCATCGTCCCGTCTTCGTTAAAAAGCCCGGACTCCTTTAGGTTGAAGAAAAGCTCTCCGCGAGGTGTGGCGTTGCCCTCGGCATCCACAAACCCAATTGCCTTAAACTTGTTTCTGTCCAGAGGTTGAGAGAACAACTCGTTAGCGTTGCGATAGATCGTTCCGTCCTGCATCCGAAGTGCATCAACCTCAACGCGCCTAGCCTCGGCTTGAGGGTCAATAGATACCATGTCGGCAGGCTCCTGTTGCCTTAACTGTTCATATGCCCCTACAATGTCTGGAGCTTGTGCCTCCTCACCAACGGCAATTGGTTGGTTATACTCTTCCTGAAGAGTGTCGCTTACCTCAAGCTCGGTCTGACCAAGTGTTCTTGTAACATCAGAAAATAAAAGATCAATTCCGCTTTTTGCGTTTTTGTAAAATTCTGGCTTGTCTTCTTCTCGTACATTGATGGACATTTTAAGAAATGTTATTGATTATCTGCTGCGGTAATAACTATTGATTTGATCTATTTGCTTATCTGGTTTTTTGTCTTCTTCTTTAGTTTTACCAGCATCAAAATCAATACTAAAATCAGCACCAGTGCTTTGCTTGTAAACATTTACCTTTTCCTTGATGTCTTCTTGGAAATTTTTAACAGCGGCCTTGGCCTTGTCTTCACTAGCAAAGAATCCAGTTGGAACCATGTACTTCTGCACCATTTCCACTTCTGACTCACGAACAACAGATGCCGGGTCAACAACCTTTGCGTATGATATGGCTAATTGATATGGAAGCTGACCCAACTTCGCCGCACTCTCCGGGTTTCCTAGTCTCGCGGATTCCCAAGTTCCATCCTTCTCAATAACATCTGAAAGTTGGTTTGCATACCGAATTGCAGAAGCCGCATTCTGCTCAAATGTCAAATCGGCGGCAGATTTTTTGTACTCTTCTTTGTCCGCTTGTGGTTGTGCCGCAAGAATGTTGTCTGCAACTTTTCGCGCCTCGTCCACTTGACCAGTTCCAAGTAGATTTGAAATTGATTGGGTTACTTTCGGGTCAATGTTTATTCCTCTGTCTTGAGCCTGTTTGAATTTGGCTCCAAACTCGTTTGCTGTGGCTTGAATGAGTGCCGCTTTCTTTTGATCTTCCTGCTGCCTGTTCCTAAAAGATGCAACTTGGTTTTGCATCTCAATTGACTTGCCAAATAATGATTTGAAATTACGCTCGGCTTCTGCTCTTACTTTTTTGTCGTTTGTGTTTTGAACGACATTAATTAATTGCTTGGCAGACATTTCCAATGCCATTGCCTCATTTTCCATTCCAGCTTCTTTTGCAAGCTGTATGGCTTTATCCATCTTCAGCCCATCAACATAAGCTGGAGAGTCCTTTCTGAGCAATTCTGATATTGGCATATTTTATGGTTATTAAATTAAATCAAAAGTAGCCTCCAATTTGACTCCCATTACCACCGCCGCCGCCACCTTGAGATGCCGCGAACTTCTGTTGGCGAAGATTCATCATCTGCTGGCTCATAAGTCCGCTCATGCTGTTCTTGATAAGATCGGGGACAACTGATGCCTCCGCGAATCTATCGCTTAACGAGATGTCTTCATTTTTTAGATTATTACCGACATCTCCAAGAATTGGGGAAAGTTCTGGCATGAGTTTAAGAGCAGCCTCAATTTGAGTAGATGCTATCTTAACCTGCTTCTTCTTCTCCCCCTGCTCCTTGAAGTAGTCGCCTACTTGGTATACCATTCCAGCCATCCCCTGCGCTCCAGTCATGGCTAGTTCCCTAGCAGCAGCTACGGAAGGCCCATAGTCTGGAGCTTGGTATGGTGTAGTTTGTACTTGTCCTGCGAATAGTGCCATAATTTTAGATGTAGCTATAATTTACATTTCCCCAAGGGCTTTGTGCGGTTTGCATTCCAGCTCCTCCGCCAGCACCGCCAAAGTTAAATCCACCACCACCCATATTCATTCCAGCACCCATCATGGAGCTTCCAATGCTACTCCACATTTGTGCCTTTGCTTGTTGGTTGGCGAGGTTGGTCTGGTAGTTCGCTTGGTTTTGTTGGTTCTGCGCTCCAGCAAATTGCTGGGCGAAGTTAAGCGGCATGTTGTAGTCAAAGTCTCCAGATGACGCAGGGCCAAGTGTGAGTGCCGTCCTGAGATCCTGCTGACCAGCACCATATGACAATGGAGCGTTACGCAACGCTTGAAGGCCGGGGTTGGTGTAAAACTCGCCAGCAAGGGCATATGATTGCTTTTCCGCCTGTGCTGCCTCTGCACGCTTCCGTGCCATGATGTCTTCTCGACCCATTATCTCTGCGGCCATTGCAGAGTTGCCACCAAGGCGACCAGACGCTTGTGCGGATTCTCTAGCGGTCTGCTGGTACATGCGTTGTTCCTCTGGAGTCACGCCTTGAGCAGATGCCCTTGCCCTAGCTGCCTCCTGCGCTGAACCCTGTACCGCAGCAGCTTGTTCTGGCGAAAGTGCGGCCATGAAATCACGGGTCATTCCTGTTTGACCAGTCATTTGAGCCAATTCCTCTGCACGAAGTTGCGCTATAGTTTTTCCAGCTTCACTACCAGTTGTTCTCTGGAGTGCTTGGAAGCCCGGTTGTCCATTTACCCCGCCAAGGAACTGACCAGTCTGGTCAAACATTTGACCCATTATCTGCGGCCCATACTCAGCACTCGTCTGAAGTGCCAATGGAATAGCCATAGGATAATAGTTTTGGAAAAGACCAGTAGCTTGCCTTTCAGCAACACTTGGGCCACCTTTTTTACCTCTTTTAAATATATCAATTGGTGCAGGTGGGCCTCCACCCTTTCCTGCTTGAGATGCACCATATACTGATGCGGCGGCTCCAGCAACTGCTGCCCCACCTCCAATTATCGCCATGCTCATGGTGTTTCCTCGCTTTCCAAATTTAATGCATGTTTTTCAATTTTAATCATATCGTCAATTGCGTTAATTGTTACAGAACTAGACACATTCTTACTCCATGCTGGAGCGATATCCTCATTATCCAACAATGGGTTGTGTAGCTTATCTGAAACTGTTTTTACGATCTCGTCTGGATCTGTTATGTTTTCTGGGTTTGGGTGGAATGTAGTCCATGTGGTATCCCGCTTTACGTGCAGAAACCTTTTGGTTCCGGGTGTGGTAATCCCCATGTAAGGAGCAATGTGTGTTATTGGCCCATCCGGGGTAATCACATCAACCTCGCCTGTGCTTATTACAAACGGATGCTTTGTGTTGTGAGTAACAGACATCACCAAAGAGCCTGCTGGCATGAATATGGTTCTGACGTATAACCCCGGAGTGAAAACATGAGTTAAAGGCAAGTCAATCTTATCATCAGATTTGCACATTACATACTCAATCTTATCCACCTCGCTACAGGTAGCGAGTACATCTGGGTCGATGTGTGAAAGGTCAAGGTTCATAAGAGTAATTTCTTTTGCTAGGTGATGGTTCACACAATAAACATTACATTAACTTCTTGGAAGTCTAATTCAGCAGCATCGCTTGATCTTACGCACTCCAAAGCAATTTGGGTGGTGGTTTTTGTTGTAGAGTTTGATGATTGACCAACAACTACAGCTGCATATGAACTAATATTGTTTCTACCAGACCCAGAGTAAGCGTAATTTGTGTTAGGCATTGCAACTGTAAATGTAATAAGAAACTCTCCTATTGCTGTTTTTTGAACACTGGATATGTTTCCAGATCCGTAAATAAACCTATTTGTATTTGCCGTGGTGACAGTTCCAGATGTGTCACGGGTCATGTCAAAACTGACCCAAGCTCTACACCCATAAATTGGCGCGCTTCCAACTGGGTTTGGAATATTGGCACTAGCAAGGAAAACTCCATTTGGAGATGTTATAGAGATTCCACCAGATCCAGTTTGCTCGATTGCCATTCCACCATTAGCTCCAGAATACCTAATAATTCTAGCATCGTAGTCTGTCAAGGGATGGACGGAATGAAAGTCAATAAGAGAAGCAGTGCTTGTTGTTATTCCAGTTCCAACCTCAACTTGCGGCTGTGAAATGTTAATAGTTCCAGTTACACTATTCCAGCTTGGTCCACCAGCGAAAAACTTTGCTGGAGTTACTGCGCCATTTGCAATTGCGTCAGTTGTAACCGCGTTAGCTGCAAGTCTGCTTGGAGTAATGGCATTTTGGGAAATTGTTAATTGCCCAGACGCTACTTCAAGTCCACCACCAGCCAAGCACGCTTGAGATGTCATCACTGTCTCGTCGATGATGTTATTCATCTTCGTGCTAGTGATCGTATCAGTAGGCGTAAACGTGTAGGTTGTATTAACTGCACCCATAAAATTATTTCTGTGAGATGATTTGTCTATTTGTCACTGATCCAGCGACTTTGATTGAGTTTATCTTGGCCGAACCCTGCGTTCTTGTCAAGATCATGGTTCCTGTATAGCCTCTAATGCCACCAAGTCTGCACCTAATACTAGCCGTTTCGGATTCTGAAGCGTTTGGTGATGATAATATCTCTCCATTTAGGAATGTAGTGGTGGTTCCAATTGACTCAGCGTTGTCTGGGTCTTCAGAAGCAAACTCAATTAAGTATTCAGAGCTTTGATTTGGAAGACCCTGCATTGTGATTTGTGCATCAGTGTACCTTTTGCGCTCCATAGTCTGCAAATCATAGCCACGTGTGGTTAGTTTTGCTAAAACAGGAGAAGATGTCTTTTCGTCATTGATATTCGACACGCTAATACTGTCGTTTTCACTATCAAAAGCCTCCAGTTGGTGCAATCCACCGTTAGCGGTGACTGCATACAGGTTGTTTCTCACACCTGCGCTTCCAACAATAAGGTCTTCGATCAAGAATCTTGAATCTCCAAAGGTATCTAGCGATTCCCATCCACCATTTAAAAAGTTGTACACCAAAATTGAGTTATTTCCGCGAGCGTCATTGATTCCGGGTGCGGAATCCAACGGAACTGCAAGGTAATACCTGTTGTCGAATAGCATTCCAACTGACTTATTGGACAAGTCCTTGTTGAGCCTGTCAATATATGGCTGGATGTCTTTGGAAATTGGCTCCTCGGCCCCACGAAGGTTGTAATCGTTTAGGAATTCAACACTGTAAACACCATCGTCGGATAGGAACATCATGGTGTTAGCCCTCATCACTACAGACTTACGAGCCAAACACCCAACCTCGGAGGTTAGCTCTGTAACGCTGGTGTCCAACAGACTTCCTTGTGTTCCTTTAATCTGATGCAGGCTATTTCTGTTGAGAACGATCAATCGGTCCTCGTAGAACCCATGCATTCCAACCACATAGTCGGCAGTACCACCGCTAATTCGGAACTGATTTTCAATCTGGTCGAATGTAGTTGTGTCTAAAATGTCGGAAACAGCAATCTCGTCGGTGATCTTGCGGTCAGTATAGGTGGCTGCGTTATATGCTCCTGACTGGTCGTAGTAATACGGAACCCACAGGCGGCGTTGGAAGTGAATTCCCCAAGGAGCACCCGGCTGGTGCATAAATCCACCACCCACGCTGAACTGACCACCAAACTCAATTTGTTGTGATCCTGTTGCGGTGAAATTGGCTACTGGAGCAATAAATTTAATGTTGCTGGTTGAAGCAAATGATACCTGAAAGTCTTTTCCAACAATCGCTGAAAATTCAGGAACGGTGCTTTCATAAACATGAATTACGTCTCCAGCAAAAACAGTGCTGTTAGAAGTAGTTAGGCTTATAGATACTTCGCCATTTAACGCCGTAATGTTTGGACCAACCCCAGTAAATACCTGCGGCTGCGTATATGCTCCTCCGGGAGAGAACGTAAAACCATCTGTAATAGTCGCAACATCGACATTGAATGTGACATTCTGAGGTGCGCCAGTAACTGTTATTTGGAACGTGTCTTGTCCAGTAACTGTTCCAACGGTCTGCGTTCCGTTAGGTGGTGTGCCACCAGTTAGACCAGCAACCGTAATGCTTGTTCCAGTTACCAACCCATGCTCTCGCATGCGAATGGTGACAATGTTGCCAGCAACGCCAACGGTCCCGTTGTTCTGCACCGCTGAAATGATCGGCCTGCCATTGGGATACCATTCCAGTGCCTGTTTGCCATCGCGGAACAGCATCACCTTGTCGAACACCTGAATCATGTCTGTGTCCTCACCTAAGGCAGTTCCAGCAGGATACGGAATGTTCTCTGGGACGTAAGCAATGTTTGCCTCAACCTGAGCCAAATCAATCTTCTTTGCCACCGTATCCAACGCGACAATCACATACTCCTTGTTGTTGGTATTTGGGTCGCTGAACAAGCAGGACGCACGAACATTAGCGTTAGCGTTGTCGTTGATCGGCATCTGGGATAATGTGCCAGTGCCAGAGACAGCAGTAACTCCAGTAACTGGGAAGCTTAACTGGTTGGCTGAGACATACGTCAGAATCTTGGCTCCGTTATTGTTAGTGCCAGTAAAGGTCAAACCAGCAACTACGGCATGCCCACTAGAACCAATCTCAAATCCATGATTTGCAGACATGGTGATGGTCACCACGTTAGATGCATATGATGCAGACGAAATAGTCTTTGCAACGTCAATCAGGTAGAACGGCAACTGCAATGGATCACCACCAACTGTGAGCGCACCAGTCCTAGACACTACCACCTTGCGGGGCTTCCAGTATCCTTCCATGCGTCCGTTCAGGGACTCGCGCACTTCTCCGGGCTTTAGCTGGTTGAGTTGTAACCGCTGGTTAACGCCAGCAAATCCACGATCTCCATCCTCGGAAATCGAGTCGTCCATCCCGCCCGTGGACCGAAATTGCGACATTACGCAAAGTAAACGATCACAACGCCAGAGGTGAGGACAACCTGCGAGAAGTTGCCGCCGATACCCAACCCAGCAGGGAGCGTGATTGACTGCAACCTAGACGCACCAGAGACATTGCCAGAGGCACTCGCCACGGTCGCTAGCACAGCGTCATTCACAACCGGAATCCAGCGGATGTTGCCAGGGTAGGTGGTGGCAGCGGTCGAAAGCACAATGCTTCCACCTGGGCCTTGGAGGTCGTATGCGACAGGAGAGGACATGAATTAT